GTTAACCGCCAAACATTTCTAGCAAAAAGTTATCTTTTTAACGCGTTTTTAACATTTAAAGGCAAAAAAGTTCGATTTGGCAGATAAAAATAGAGAAAAAGTATGATAAAAAGCAAAACTGGAATAAAAGTGGGAAAAGAGAATGAGTATAGGGAACAAACAAAAATCCGATCCATCCTGGAAGGATAGATCGGACATATCAAAAATCAATTACTTTTTCAAAAGATTCATGACCTTCTCAAAATAGCGCTGTGTTCTCTTCACACTATAATGGTTTCCACCATTCCAAGCACGAATTGCGTGCTCGATGCTATTCAGAGGATTGTGGACAGACTGAATCAGGAGGAACATCTCCTTAGACTTCGCAATGCTGAATCTATCAGCCAAAGTGAAACGCTTCTTGCTCTTGCGTCTCTTCAAAATGTCATTACACTCTGCCACCAAGATAGGAGTAATCTGCATAACACCTACAGAACTTCCACTCTTTGCTTTGGGGTTACCCTCACTCTCTACCTGGATAATCGCTTCCATCACTGGAGTCCAATCGAAATCATCGGTAGAGGATACATTTACATTCGTATCAGCCGACGCTGTACTTACCTTCATCATCAGCATCAAGATGCTGACTAATACCATTGTTATTCTCTTCA